GCAAGCGGCGAGGTTGAGTAAGCGCCGGGGATCGGTCCCGTGTACGACGATGACACAGAAGTCGGTACGGTGTAGCCCTTCATAATTGCAGCCTGCTTCTCAGCGAGCTGCAGCGGGAACAGTTCTCTATTTTGATCAATCTGCTGTTGCTGCGCACCCATTGTCGATAGAGCGTTGACGTCCGCCAATCCCATCTCTTGAGTTGATTTACCCAAAGCCCCCATCTGTGCGCCGCCAGTCATCTGGCGAGCCAAATCTGCTTGGGCTGCTGCAATAGCGTCCTTGTATCCACCAGCAAGCAGACCTTGTTGCTGACCACCAAGGTTCTGCAAAGCGCCAGTAATGTTCTGACCCAGCACGTTAGCGCCACGAGTCGAACCGAACTGACCTGAACCTACAGCTCCAGCAGTCGCCTGAGGAGAGATGGTGTTGCGGATGTTCTGCAAACCTAACCGACCAGCCTCGTCCACGACTCCACTGATGTACGGATTCATGTACTGATTGACCATACTCGGTGCTGCTGTCGTCGCCGAGTTCATCGTCAGCGCATTTGCGGCATTCAGGTTTGGCTGATAGTTTCCGACGTTCGATTTAGTTAAATCAAACGCTTGATTTTGCAAGTCAGTTGCACCGATGAACTGTGCGTTTTTACCCGCTGCAGTCGCTGACGTTGACAGATTATTAAGATAGTCTGTGTACCAATCAGGAGCCGTCGTAGTCTGGGTCTGCGACGTCGTGATATTTGGTAACGGAGATCCAGTGGTTAAAGAAGCCATGATAGTCCTTTGCCTAATTTGTATGTGTTCATGCCATGCCCACCTTTTTCATGGCTTCTTGCATATACTGCAATGGTGACGCCTTAGGTGGTATTTTATCCTTTGGAGCGGATCTTGTGTGCTCTCGTAGCGTTTCTCTGAAGGCATCGAGCAATTTAGCGCCTGCATCCGAAGATCCGTTCCCAAGGGTTGACACGGCAGAGCTGTCAAATACGTACTCGCCGTCCGCAAGCATCGCAGGTATGTCGTCGGATTGACCGTCGCCACGACCCCTTACGTAGTGTCCTGTAGCGCCTGTGATGAACTCAGGGATATGCTCGCCCTCATCCAGCCCACCGTGCGCCATGCCGCCTTTCGCCATCATTCCTGACGGTAGGTTAGGGATGCCTGCACCAGCGGGAGATAGCTGGTTAGTGCCTGCTGCGCCGTACAACCAGTCGTTTGCGCCGATATTACCTGTCGGAGTGACTGGGATACTAGGCTTAGGCTTGCCCATCAGTTGGCTACCAGCAAACGTCGTTGGCGTGTTTGATGAGGTATCTGCGCCATACCTAAAATAATTTGGCGTTGGGCGATTTTGAACCGCGCTGTATTGGCGTGGATCGCCACCAACAATACCTTGCTGTAGCTGCATCAGTTGCAGTGGGCTTCCGCCCTGAGCAGCATTAATAGGAGCTATTTGTTGATACGTGTTGTAATTTTCAAATGGATCGTAAGCGTCCACATCTACACCTTTTAAGTATGTGCCTTCTAAATTGCCGGGCAACGCTCCGGGATTAGGCGGATTAATCACTAGCCTACGCATTCCATAAGAGCCAGACCCGCCACCATCTGAGCCAGACCCTGAACCGCTACCAGCTCCGACTCCAGTACCGACTCCTGTTCCTTGACCACCTACGCCTGTGCCTGCGTTGCCGCCAAGACCTTTATCGCCTGATACGCCTGTTCCAGTGCCTTTTGCTGCGCCTGTGCCTTCACTCTTTAGCCCAGACCCTGTGCCTACCTCGATCGTGCTTGAGCCCTGTACAGCATTCTCTACATCGGCGGTAGATAAGCCTGTGTCAGAAGCAACTTTCTCTACACCTTTATCGCTGAGAGTACCCTGATTTGTGACCAATCCGTTTGTCACAGCAGCCGTTGGGCTTACGTTTAGAACTCTTGAGCTTTGATTCAGGTTTGCAGTAACAATTGGTATATCTGCAGGCTCGATCGCCCCAAGACTTGCCAATTCAGAAGCAACAGACTGCGACTCAATAGCTGTGGTCTGTGCAACATCAAGCGCCTGAAATTCTTCAGTAGAGCCATACGCAGACTGGGACGGCGAGGCTGTTGATAGTGGCGCAGCAGCCCCGACCCGACCCTGATCGCCTGCTAAAGAACCGCCCTGTGTACCGCTCCCGCCTTTAGGCGCATTAACCTTAGGCGCTTCCGCAGGCTTGACTCTCTCCGGCTCGACCTGTTCTTTTTGTTGAACAGGCACGGTCTCCTGCGCCACTTGGGTCAAGGGAGGTAATTCTACAAATGTAGCCTCCAACTCTTGCTGCTTTTCTTGCTGAGCGTAATCGAAGACATTCTTTAGATATTCTTGCGGTGCAAGTCGATCCCCTTCGCTAGGCGCAAACCTATTGAGCTCAATGTCTGTTGGATTACGACCAAAGAACGCCTTAAAAGCCTCTGTGACAGCATATTCTGGTGACTGTGTGCCTTCACTGGAAGATATTGCTCTAGTGTCTCCACCCGCCTGTACAAATGCGTCAATTGCGTTTGCAGTAGACTCAGGAGAGGGAATCGACATCGCATTTGATGAGTCTATTCGAGCATTAGCCCTATTAACAAAATCTAATAACCTTCGGTCATCCAAGGATGTAGCCGCAAAATCTGGATAGCCTTCGTCTTGCAAAATTTCGTTAAATAAGCCTAACGATTGCTCGTCAACAGCCATTCTTCCTTCAGACGCAGTATCCGTGCCAATTTTAGGTCCACTACCGTCGTCATTTACAACCAATTGCCTCGTGCCATCAGGCAGTGTGATAATGGAATCACTAGTCGTGGCGCTTGCCAGCGTACCTAATGGCGCTCCTACTTGTGGATTATTAAAGGCATTAACAACCCGATTGTAGACATCATCAGGATTGGTTTGATTCATAGCAGTCTGAATCAACGGAGGCGTCAAGACCGTCTCTGCCGTGACAGGCGTGTTCAGATTGACCGTATTCTGAACCAGAGGGGGCATGTTTCGATTAAATACGTCCTCTGCGTCTTGTCTAAAAATATTATTTACAACATCGGTGTCATCTGGCAACGTTGCCACTTGATCTTCATACGCACCTGTAAAATCACCCGCAGTTGAACTGGGGTTGAAGTATCCTTTAACCGTCTGCGCCAACTCGGATTCTGTCAAGCTATTGAATGCACCCTTAGCAAAGTCCTTGCCAAGGTTAATCATCCCATTGACGACACCGTTCGTAGCTGCATCAGAGATGTCTTGACCATTAAAGCCAGCATTCATGACGCTGCCTGCCGTGCTCATAACGATTTTCTTGATTGGGTCAGGAAGGCTATTAAATGCGCCCATCGTCTCTGATGGCAACACCTCTTTCATTACATCAGGCAAGACGTTATTGATAATTGAAGAAACAAGGGCTTGCTCAACGTTTCCACCGCTAATGGCTGCAAGACCTGTTTGAAGACCAACCCTAGCCGCCTTTGTTCCAAGGGCTCCAAGTTCAGCGCCACCAATAAAATTGCCTGCGCCTGCAGAGACAGCTCCCAACACGCCTGATTTAAGCATGTCCTGTGGGCTTGCGCCTTGCAGCCCAGAGACGGCAAGACTGGTAAGTGCGCCCTTAGCTGCAGCCGTACCAATTGCAGCCGCTGTGCCGGGAACCGCTGCCCCTGCGCCGCCAATACCCAGGGAAGCAAATGCACCACCCGCAACACCCGCCGTTAATCCCGCAGCTACCAATCCTGCGACTCTTGACCATCCTCCCTCACCGAGAAAGCCGCCTTGGTCTTCCCTAAAGGGCGACATCAGTGGGGCGTATTTGTTTGAGTTATTAAACTCTTGATCAAAATCTGGGTGTTTGTATCCGGTAACCGGATTACCATTTTCATCAAAACCCTGAAATCCGGTTGGTTTAATTACGCTTGTGTCTACCCATTTACCATTTTTATCAAGATACTCAGTCAAGTTTCCTTGTGCATCGTATTTTTGATATATGTCACCATATGAGTTTTTGATGCCATAATCGTAGCCCAACGCTTGACCAAAGCCCGTACCAAACCGCAAGTTACCGTATTGAGCTTCTAAATCAGCTTCTCTTTTGTTTTCAGCTTGAATTTGTGCTAAACCTTGAGCCGCTTCATTTATAAACTGTTGAGCGTATCCTTGTGGATCACCTCTGCTTAAATGCCAATTTGCTAACTCGGCGACTCTTGCATAACCACTATCAGCAAACTGTGCTAAATCAAACGGTTGTCTTGACGCTGCTATTTGTGCAGAAACTTGGTTTAGCGCGTCTTCTTCGGCTTTTTGCGCTTGAAGTGACGCCAAGCCTTGATTGGCTTGATCAATAAACTGCTGAGCATACCCATGTGGATCACCACGGCTCATGTGCCAATTAGCAAGTCTTGCAGCATTTGCATACGTGCTTGCTTCATCTGTATCGTAGCCGAATTGATTTTCCGCAAACGGTGTATAAGCTGGTGCGGCAGCAGCAGGCGCTGCAGGAGGAGGTGTGGGCGCAACTGGGGCAAGAGGAGCGATAGAAGGTGGTGGTGGCGCAGGAACGTAATAACCTGCACCAGATTCATGGTTGGTTGTGACGAAGGTTTGGTTAGGATCTTCTTGGGGTTCTGGCTCCCCCCACATAAAATCTGCGTCGCCATGCAAGCGCATCCCACGACCGCCAATAACACTCCCACGACGCTGAAATGCGTGGATTGGCAACATCCTGTCGTGTTTGTATTTCATGGCTCGATATCCATAATGCCGACGAGCGATGTCGCCCAGTCTTCCCACCGCTCAAACGCACGAGTGTCAGGTACGCCAGAACTCATAAAGTAACCAATCCCTGCCATCGCATTGCCCCACTCTTTCCATCGATCCTCTGGGAGCGTACCTAGCTCCTGTTTCGCAAATAGCTCAGCCATCAGCGCACACCATGAGTCCCAAGTATGTCCACGGGGGTCGTAGGTTGTCACAGGCGATTCCCCTTTGCGGAATTTTCGGACTTGCTTAATATTTGCAAGTTCCAAGGTACATGTAAACCTGACACTGTCCTGCCTTGCAACGGAACAATATGATCAACAGTATAAAACTCACCGACCAATTTAGATAGTTCAGACGCTTCCAAATAAAACTGTTCTATTTGATATTTGTGTGCAGGCGTTAGCCACGAAGGGGTTCGTTGCAGTTTGGCAGCCTTACGTTTACGAGTTTTGGCGGCAAACAAATGCGGATATTTTTTAGCATATGCCGCTCCACGCTTTCTTTCTGCTGCAATTCCATCTGGATCCAGACGGCGCAGACGTTGTTGCAATTTTTTGCGTTCACGAACTTCAGGCAGGCGGTTATACACACTTTTTTGTGCGCTCTCTGCCGCTTTAATCGATGGATTTTCTCTGCGTTTCTTATGATATTCACTGCGACTGGTTTTTACCTTTGGCTTTGCATTGTGCGCATTATCATGCGATCGCTTGCACGCTTTGCAATGTGATGTATAACCTATAGCAGCATCTTTTCTTTTGTAAAAAAGATCCAAAGTTTTTTCTTGATGGCATTTTGTGCAAATTTTCATCATGGCGAACCCGTGCTGCGGACATCGCCTACATCTGCGGATAACAGGTTCAGACCGCACTCGTAGTTACCATTCACAATATTACTCTCGAAACGTAAGCGCATCTCACGACGCTGTTCACGCAAATCGATTTTTAAGGTGTCTGGTGCGAAGGTGTACGGACCCGTCTCCACATCCTCTGCGTTTGCGTAACCCTTACCTGTGACGTATAGGTTCATTTCTTCTGATTGGATAAAGTCAGGCTCTAGTCTCTCAAGCCTGATCCAGTTGTTCATGCCGATTGGGTCGTTTTGATTCGGTCCGCCGTTGACCCAACCAAGACTGTCTGTCTCAAAGTAACTCTGGATCGCTGACTGTTGGTTTCCAATAACCAAATTTGTACCCGTGTCGTGCTGCCACAGTGTGTAACAGTTCTCTTCGTTCATCAAACTGCAAGCCCAGATCGGCTTCCTGAAAACCTCAGAGAACACTCCCGCTGAGCGGTTAGCGCCACGAGCCTGCCCTGCGTCGTACCATACCTTCTCACGCACGTTATAGATAATGGCGTCATTACATTCAGTCGAATCACCACGAGGGTAGAACCACCAGATTTCACCCCAACGAGGAACCTTGGACGCCCATACTTTCTGGCGCTGTGCGTAATTAAGATTATCGAAGAAGTGATTGATGTTCATGGTGTTTACTAGCTCTTGCACCACGCCGTTGTACATCAGGAAACGATCAACTCCGCACCAGTAGAAGATGCCGTCGTACTCAATGACCGATGACGAAGACAAGATTGAGCTCTGGCTCGTAACGATGTCGTATCGCCAGTAGATCGTGCTTGTTCCTACCGTCTGTGGGGCGTAGCTGACACGGATCACAGAATCAAGCGACCAGAATATCCCTGAAGGAGAGGTCGTACCGCCTCGCACTGGCATACCCTTGACTACTTTACCTGCGGATACTGTGTTCTCGTTTGCGTCCGCAGATACCCAGTCTTGGAAATTACCCGCTGAGCTGTTTTTGATCAGACCGTTATTGCCGTATACAAAAAGATACGGGTGCAGCATCACACAGCCACCAGACACGCTGATGTTGTTATTAAACGTGAGCGTCAATGCACCCGCAGTAGCTGCGGTCGTAGAGAGCGTGACGGTCGTTGTGCTCGAACCGATAGCTACGTTTGTCACTGTCGTGCCAGCGGTAATGCCAGTCCCAGAGACCGTCTGTCCGATAGCGATCAGTGCGTTGATAGAGGCGATTGTAAATACGCTAGGCGGACCGATCACCATCGTGCCTGCTGCCGTAAACACACCAACCTGACTCATTGCACCAGTTGGGAAGTCCCCGATCAAGACAGGCGTATCTGTGGTGTTATCAATGTTGATGAGGTTGAGACCGGGGTGCGCCACAATTGTTTGATTGCCTGAACCTGAGGCATCAAAACCAATGTCCATCTGCCAGAGATTGGCATCGTTCGCTGTGAAGTTACTCAAAGAGATGTTGGTCGGACCTGAGCCCACGCCGTTGTCGTTATCTGTTACCCATTCCTGAATGCCATCCCTCCAGCCAGAATAGACGTAATTCAAGCCATTTTCTGAGCTTGAGATCATTCCTCTGCTAATACCTGACGCATTTTGAAATATGCCTCGGTATCCTCCAATCTTACGGGGTCTTCCACGCTGAAACCTTACCCACCTGCCGTCAACATAAATGGGCGCATCGAATTGTGTGCCATCTCGTTGGATGCCGGGCTTGATGTTCAGGCTGATAACCTTGGTCGCCATATTAGAACGTGCCTCCTGAGATGCCTGCAGGCACAGCAAGTCCTGTGGCTGTCAAGGTCATTGCGTTAGCGCCGTTCACGGCAAAACCAATCTGGTTCGTTGCAGGCTGATATAAGCCTGTGCTAGTGTTTGTCACAAAATTAAGAGACGGTGCTGCCGCAGAGCCTGAGGCAAGCGTCAGGTTACTAACGATCGAGCCACCAGCCGCCGAGCTTGAGTTATAGACGTTTGTTCCATCGCAGATAACCGTCAAGGTCTGACCCTGTGGAACGATAACCGTCGCAGCGCCAACAGCCGTAGTCTTGAATGTCAGTGAAAATGCGTTAGTCGTCTGGTTGTTGAGGTAATAGACCTGAACTGTAGATGGCAGAATAACAATCACGTTACCAGTCAGCGCACCGAAATACTCTTGCACGACGTTAGCGTACTCAACAGCGCTCAGAGTGTACGTTCCAGTTGTTACCGTCTTCGATAGCTGCGTGTAAGAGAACGTGTTGCTGCGACCGTATGCGAACGTGTTATATCCATCCACGCCGTTAGACACGACAACCAAAGATTCAGTCAATTGAAGCTGTTGTGTGGCGTTGCCATCGATCGTATCCGTACCGCTCGGAATCAGTGTCAAGATGCCTGAGCCGCCGTTGCGGATCATGACGAACCATCCATTACCAACCGAAGAGGATGAAGGCAACGTAATGTCGCCCACTCCAGACGACCATACCAAGAACTGGGAGCGATAGGTATCGTTCAGAACAGCGCTTGAGAACAAGGAGCTCTCTGCGTATTGCTGGTTCAGTGTTGTACCAGAAGCAATTAAGCCATAGCCAGCCAATGCAGCAGCGTTCGCAGCCGACGTTCCCGCACCAAACGTCACCGTCGACCATGTACCGTTATCGGTAGAGTTGTCGGTCAGGAAGATGTATTGAGCAACGCCAGAGGAGATCGATACGATCGTATTGCCAGAAGTGTCAGTCACCGTGAAGGCGTTTGTTCCGACGTTCTGGATCAGTACGCTCTGTCCTGTGCTGACCTGCAGCGCAGAAGGTAACAAAAGGTTTAAGCTCGCAACAGTAGCGGTGACTTGAATAATTGCGGCGACGACGTTAGTGTTGATCGTACCGTTGATGGGCCAATCCAGCGCTGTGTTCGCTGAAATCGTAAGCTCTTCGTACCCTACCTGCGAGGGGGAGATTGTTTGACCCGTAATCGGGTTGACGTATGCGTTGGTCATAGTTGCCTCTAGGAATCCACGGCAATAGCCGAACGATCACCCACACGAATAAGGTCTTCCGCCTTGAGCGACTGCATTGCCATGTCGTACTTTTGTTGAAATATCTGACGAGCGTCGTCTTTCAGGTAAATCACCGCCTGAAGCAACGCACCAAATAACATCGCATTCGGGGCGTTGTTTGTGATCCAGTTTGTCTGGTTTGCCGACGATAATGGTTGGAGACGCTGATAGATCAACACCTCAAACGTGTACGCTTGATCAGGAATCGGGGATATATACCAATTGTCGTAGTCATAATCGCCGTAATAAAGCGGCAATCCGCTTGGGCTTTCGGCGTTGTAATTGGTCAAATACTCATACTTGCGCAGGAAGACGGGCGTCTTTTCACCGTTCGAGGTAACGGACATGGAGACAGTCTTGCGCCATCGTGCAGGCTTCTGAACGATGGGGTTTCCAGCCTGCATGACACCTTGTGCGACCTCAATTTGCCCCAGCGTCTTAATTTGCTGGGCAATTTCAAACTCCGCAAGCGTAATGAACGTGGGAATTTGATTGACAACAGCAGCGTCATTACGCTCTAGATACTGTTCGATGGTCGAGATCAGACTGTCATAGGTCAAGACAAAGCTTGCGGTCATAGCGCTACCCACAAAATGTGTGATGTTGAGTGCGTTTTATCCCAAAGCGCTTTGTATGCCATTTTACCCTCTATTGCTGCTGATTGAAATAGTCCATGATCTTCGAATACTTCATTTGGCGATCATCCAAGCCATTCAAGCCACCATTGATTCGACGGCACATGCCCTGTACGTCTTGAGCGTCTGCAAGCGTATTCAATTTATTGACGTCCCAGAACCATCCAGCCGACTCAGCGGCGTACTTTGGCTGCTCCACGATTTCTGGGTGCTGAAGCGCCTCATTGTCACAGGCAAGGCTGTAGGCAACGTAATTATTCTTTCCGGTCAGTTGGATCAAACCTCTGCCAATAAAGCGAGCGCCATCACCAGATGCTTCGTCACCGTTACCCATGCGGCTGGAGTACACCTTATTGGCGATTTTCTCTGGCTGCATAGCGTAGGCTTGCGCAACCTCAATTGACGGGAAGCGGGAGGGCCAGACACGCATCAAACTCGCAGCGGAGTAGTGCAGATTCTCTTTGACAAACTTGAATCCACCAGACTCATGAGCTGTGTTGCTCAGGAATCCAGCAATACGGAACGGGGAGTCAATAGCAAAGCGCTCGCAGGTCTCATTAAGAGAATCAGCCCACTTGTCAGCCATTTCTGGAGTGGTGATTGTCAACAGCATTTCACGGGTAACTAGCATTATTTTTTGTCCTTATCTTTACTGCCCATGCTTGAGCCAAAGAAGAATTGAAGAATAGTTGCAACAACAGTACCAAGAAGAAAACCGAGAATTGTGTCTGCAAAGCGTTGATTGTTTTCAGGTATCGTACCGAAGGTAATGAATCCGATGTAGCTCGCCGCAAAGATTGACCAGAAGGTAGCGAAGATGTAAATAAAGCGTTTGGCAAACTTATCATCCTGACGTAACGCCTCAACTTGCATATTTCTTGCGTTAGCGGTGTCACCGTATGCCATTTGAAGTAGCTCCCGCTCATGCTGCTGTGCTGCGGCTTTCCAATTGGCTACCGTTTCAGGCGTAGGATCTTGAGTCAAGTCAATGCCGAGCTTTTCCTCAACAAACTCTTTGCCCTTCTTAGTGACGGCATCAGCAACCATGCCCAGACCGTTGGAGGCAAGCGTAGCGAGTAGTGGTGCGAGAAACGGCAATATCATATCAACTCCTATTTATCTTTAATAAGACCACGGGCTACAACTTCCATAATGGATCGAGCGTATTCAAGGTCTGGCTCACCTGCCCAACCTAAAGTAATTTGACCGATGAATTGGCTAATGTCTGGGGGTACAGAAACACGACAGGTAAAGCGAACGCCTTGATGGATATACCAAAGCCCTGCCTCGCTCTGCGGACGCAGGTAAGCACCGCAAGGGACTTCTCCAGCCATGAGCTTTACTACGTCAGCATTGTTGCTATGGTTGCCAGAAAATAAACCTACGTTTGCACCTTCTAACAACTTCTGTCTACCACCGTCTTTAGCGTATGCTCGAACCAACACACGCTTGTTTAAGATAGGGTCTACCGCAAAAATAGAAACGGTTTCCGCTTTCGTTTCTCTGAACAACATCGATGCTGCTATGTCAAATCTGCTTTCATCGAGCTTGGGTAACTCTCGGCTTTTCATGTACGCACCGACCATCACGCCTTGATGGGTATAAACAAAGTATCCAATAAAACCAAGCACACCCAAGAGGACAACCACGAACAGCTTAAACGGGCTGTTGATGTAGCTAAGTACGCTCATTAGCGTATCTTTGGTGTCCTTGTGTTCCATTACCCAGCCTTGAGTGCGTCAACCTCAGCCTTTAGCTCCTGAATTGCAGCGACTAGTGTAGCAACCAAGAAACTTGTGTCAACACCCTGATAGCGTGGCACTTCTTTTGTGCCAATCTTACGACCTTCAGCGTCTAGATCATCGACTGTTTCAACAGCGTCTTTAGCGCCTGTTACGCAGTCTGGGACTACGGCTTGGAGTTCGTGAGCAATGAAGCCTTGTCCTGCGCTACCGTCTGCTTTCCATGTGTAAGTGACAGGCTTAAGTGCTGCGACAGTAGCCAATGCACCCGTCATTGGTGCAACATTTTCCTTTAAGCGGTAATCGGAGGATGTTGAATAAGTAGTTGAGGATGTATTTACTTGAATAAATCCAGCATTAGCATTTGCGGCATTTTGAAACTGAATCCCGTAATTACCATCTGCACCGACTTGAACCCCCATAGCACTTAATCCAGCAGTTCCTTTTACAGAAACTTTACCATTGCCAATTGCTGCCAAAGTCCCCACCAGCAAGTTGCCAGAGGAGTCGATGCGAGCGCGGTCTGTTCCACCTGTTTGAAAATCAAGCGCACCTACTCCGCCGCTTGCGTTAATTCTGCTGCTGCCACCACCAGCCGCAACTAAATTTAAAACGCTTGTATAAGCTGCATCAGAACCAGACAAAGTAATAGTCGGATTTCCTGCGCCAACAACATTTAATTTAGTTGTAGGCGCACTTGTCCCAATCCCAACATCACCTGCGCTAGTAATACGCATAGCCTCCACACCACCTTCAGAGAAAGCAATGGTGTCAGCAGCAGGAAAGAAGATACCTGTGTTAGCGTCTGTTCCACGAATAGCAGGGGTAGCTGCTGTACCGTCTACGTCGGAGAGTCCGTCCGAGCCTGAAAGTAAAAGTGACATTGTTATTCTCCGTCTGCTATGGGTTCATCTGCTGCGTAGACCTTGCCGCCTTCGGCTTGGTATTTCAAAAAAGCTTGGTAGTCGGTGTTGTCAGAATCTTTGGCAAAAGTTGTCACGTAGTTTTCGTCAGTCCGAATAACAAACTCACCGAAATGCGTGTTTAATAGTTTGTACATTTATAGCTCCGACGAAATAATAATATTGCCTGCGCTTGTAAGCACCCTTAAGGAAACGTTGTTTGCGCCCAACCCGTGGGAAGTTTTATGCCCAGCCACCAGCCCATGATTGGTAGATAACGTAAATCCAGTTTGCGTCACCCCAGCACTGGTTTGAAAACCCCAATCAGTTCCTTGCGTCCCTATTGAAGTGATGGTTGTGGGGACTGTACGCATATTGAACAAATTAGAGCCGTTCATTGAGCAGGAAACTATGTTTGCATCAAAATACAAACCACTACCACCAACTGCAATTGTTGGCTGGGCTGATACCGATCCAAAAGGAAATCCTATTGCATACCTTTGACACAACCCCAACTCAGTCCCGTAACTCCTAAACTCAAACGGTGTAGCAGTCGAGCCTTTCTCTAGTTGTACGCCTGTGATATATAGGGTTGCGCCATTTGTTGCTATTAGATTGGTTGCTCCGGTAACTGAAGCAAAATTACCGCTAACCCAAGACCCAGCCGTTCCGCTAAAAGTTGATCCAACACCTAAA